GTAACGTGTTGTTTGGTTCTGGTATTGTGAGTGGTACAGGTAACATCACAGGTGGTAACGTGTTGTTTGGTTCTGGTATTGTGAGTGGTACAGGTAACATCACAGGTGGTAACGCATCTATTACTAGCAACATCAGTTCAACTACTGCTGCTCAAAACACCAACACCACACAACTTGCTACCACAGCGTTTGTGTTAGGTCAAGTCAGCTCAACTACACCAACCACAATTGGCACAAACACAATTGGCACAGCCACAACATTTGCCCGAGCAGATCACACGCACACAGGTGTTGCTAGCTTGGCCAACGGTGGCGGCATCACTGCCAGTGTTAGTACAGGTGCAATCACACTGGGATCCACAGCAACCAACGCCAACACTGCCAGTGCAATTGTTGCACGTGATGCCAGTGGTAACTTCTCAGCAGGCACAATCACAGCCACACTGAATGGTGCTGCCACAAGCGCGACCACAGCAGGTACAGTAACAACAGCAGCACAGCCTAATATTACTAGTGTTGGTACATTGTCTGGTCTATCGGTAACAGCAACTATTACAGGTTCTGTAAGTGGTTCTGCTGGTACAGCAGGTAGTGCTACTACAGCAGGTACAGTCACAACTGCGGCACAAGGTAACATTACAAGTGTTGGTACATTGACCAGTTTGAGTGTGAGCGGTACCATATCTGGTTCAACCAACATCACAGCAACAAAAGCAACCTTTACTCCAGGTACAACTGGTGTAAGCACAGGTCTTACAGTGGCCAACGGTGATCTTACTGCCTATCGTAGTGGCGGCACAACTGGAGTTGTGTATCTAAGTTCCAGTGGTAGTCAATATGTTTACTGGGACGGATCCGCCATGCAGTTTGGGGGAACTACTACTTCTATATCCAGCAGTGGCGTGTTCTCGGGTCAAGCAACCACAGCCAAATACGCCGACTTGGCAGAAAAATACCGATCAGATGCAGCTTATGAACCCGGTACAGTTGTTGAATTTGGCGGTGCTGAAGAAATTACAATCAGCACACAAGATTCAAGTCGTCGAATTGCAGGTGTAGTTTCTACCAATCCTGCTCACTTGATGAACAGCATGCTTGAATCAGAATTCACAATAGATCTAGCACTAGCAGGTCGAGTCCCGGTCAAAGTACAAGGTCCTATACGCAAGGGTGATATGTTGGTATCAGCTGGTAACGGCTGTGCAAGAGCAGAAGAGGATCCTAAACTGGGTTCTGTAATTGGTAAAGCACTGGAAAACTTTGATGGCGATGAAGGCACAATTGAAGCGTTGATCTTAATGTTGTAATGCACTTTCGACCTGTGCAATTTTTTGTTGCACAGTGTCAATGTTCACAGTGTTCCACAATCCAGGATGCAATGGTCTAGGCCATGATCCTGACTCTACCCAGGCATAACCAATGTGCTCGTGATTGAGCACAGGCACAAACTCGCTTTCTAATCTGCACCAAAAGGTGTGATATTCAAAAGTAGAGTCTGCATTGGTAAATTTTTCAATGGGTACCAACTGTGTGAAATTTGGCATTGATCCCATTTCTTCTTGGCACTCTCTTTCAAGGCCCACAAGAAGACTTTCGTTTGCTTCAATTTTACCACCAGGCAATCCCCATGACCCTGGATGTTTGTGATCATTTCTGAGCAGGTAAAGATATCTATTGGTAGTGGAAGAGTAAAACCAAACACCTACTGCTTTTACAATATTATGTTCCATGCGCCCCCAGAGTATAATCCATCGATGCTTTTGACCCAGGTGTTATCTGCCCATCGATATTGTATACCAGTGGTAATGTTGGTTACATATTGTATGTCCTGTTCAACAGCACTGTTAAAAGAAATTCTCCAACGGTTATCCACATATTCAATAATATCATTTGCTTTTGCTATCAGTGGTTGTCCCAGTGCACTGGCCCATGCAGGCGGATTGGTTGGATTGCTAGTGGAACCGGTGTCGTGTGTTAGTAGATAACGCTGCCCAGGAGCTGCTGCTGGTAATCCATCTCCCGGCCCGGATATCAAAGGATCAATTACAGAATCAACAGGACTCAATGTGTTTTGTGGAGCAGTGTCTGGATCAATATTGAAAATTAACAATCGATCATCTGCTGGATTGATACTGATGTGACCGACAATTGATTCATCTGGCGCCCACGGTTTGTCCAGTGTGATAAAACTAATACCGGGTCGTAAAATACCATAGGAACTAATTACACTGGGCCACAACACTTCTGGAGTCTCTTGCACAGGGAAACTAAATGAGTTTAAGCTACTGCGGCCTGGATTAAGAACCTCGCTATTTTTAACAATCTGCAACTGCCCATCCATAAGAATAACTTGATATCCCCATGGTGTTGCTTTTAGCCTTGTGCCCAACAACAAGTCGTTGTTGACTATTGCATTAACAGTATCACCTTTGGCGTCAAACACAGATGCAACAATACGTTCAACCACGCCCAATTTTTTAATTTTGGCAGGACTAGAAATCCAGATAGGCACACCAAATGTCATAGTCATAATATCAATGGGGTTTTCGTTGCCTTGTGGAATGGTCCTTGAAGTCCATTGAACACGTTCTAAATCTACCACGGTCAAGCTGGTCCAGTCAATGTAGTTGTCTGTGCTTTGTATTTCCAAACTGGGATTAAACAACGTGGCAATTTGCTCAAATAGTTGCATTTTTTGATTGGTGTTGCTAGTCCATATGTCCAAGTTAATGGTCATGCGATATGGTACAGGCATCAATCGTTCAATAGTGAATGCATTGCCTTGTGTGGTTTCGTATGAATCAGTGACTTCGTCATAGGTTCGTTGACGCACTTGTATTTTGTTCACATGATAGGGTTCTTGCATTCTGGGACGATCGTAGTCTAGTCCTGTAATATAGAAGGTCATTAGTGGTGTAGCTGGCAAACTATTTGCACTGTTCTGTTGCATAATAGTTGTAGCTTGTCTTGATGCATCACCATAGCGAACAGGAACACGCAATAGTTCAATGCCCAACTGAGGGTCGCGACCATATTCTACCTGAAAGTTACTGAACATCCTAGTAAACTGTAGTAGATAGCGTCTTAATTGTTCATCAAAAAAGAATTGTTGCATAATTAACTGGACTTTTGTCCCGGTTGTGTATTAGGATACGGCTTTGGCGGCAAATTGCCTCCTTGATCACCGTTGTCGGCCTTGGGTTGTAATGCCTGGCTGAGACTCTGACGACTAGGTATATTGCCTATGTCTGTTGTGTTCACAGTGTATGTATTGTTAACAAAGCTGGAGCGTAAAGTATTGTTGTTGCTACCAGGTGTGAGCTGGGTACGAACATTGTCCTCAATTTTAACCCAGGTTGTGCCGTTGTAACGGAACAAACGATTGGGAAAATAATCCAGTCTTAATGCATATTGCCCCAGTTCTGGCATTGGTGGAAATGATACTCCTGCAGTGACTGGTAACCCGTTGGGTGCTTTTCCATCCCCGGTCAAATAACCATCTGTATATCCATCACCTTGTGGTGTAGTATTCATGTTACTAACAGTTCTTGATGCGTCTGTATAGGTGTAATCAGCTGTGTAAGTGCTAGGATCAGCAGGAGTACCGTCTGCATTGGTCGGCACAATGTAAAACTTAACAACGTCATATCCAGACTTTGGAACAACTACTTCGGATTGAATCAAAATAGCATCATTGATTTCAAGATCTTTGGGTCTTGTGCTCATCTGATCAGTCACAGTTGTTGGATTGGTCTTGAGTTGCCAGTATTCTGTATTGTTAATATCTGTCCCAGGCGGTACATTTTTGATAGCGGTGTAGTATTGATTACCTGAATTAACAACAGTTCCTGCAGGATAGAAGTTGCCGTTATCCCAGATATTTTCTGGTTCAAAAGGCTGATCCGTAATCTGTTTGTACTCTTGTGCATTTACCATTGGAGTGGCCTTGATGCGCCACAAGTGTGGTAACCAAGTTTGACTAAAACCTTCTGATGCAAAACTTGCATCTTGTATTACATAAAATTTGGGCAGTGCTCGAGGAATTGCTTCATTCAGCGGATTGTAATCTTTTAAATTTGGCACTTCAAGAACGTCGCCATTCATGAGTTTGCGCCCAAATGTATCAATCATGTCATTGTAATGAAATGTAATAAACAGCGTGTCATTGTTCAAAAACAAACCAAATTGAGTTAAATCAAAGTCGATGTCTTGTGTACGATAAACACCGCGCACAATATAAACATCGTTGTCGTAGGCACGGTCCCTATTTTCTAACAGCAATAAATCTTCAATAAACAACGGATTGCTTGAGCTGTATTTGGGCAAAGTGGCGTCGGCATTTCCTGCATCGTCTTTGGCAATCGGTCCTAGGTATTTGTGGACGTACATGTCTACACCGCCTACAGTGAACATTTCGGATATGGTACGATCAAAAAATTTATAATCGTTTGTGCGATTGGGGCGGTAAAGTGACAGGCGTGGAATTTTAATTCTCCTTAAAGCTCATGCAGTATTTATGGGTTGGTTGACCATAATTGGGCAATGTGCTATAATTACATTGTAATCGAAATTAGGAGTCAGAATGGTTGTTACAAAATCCAAGCCTGTCGCGGCGCCCAAACCCAATGTCAAGCCTTTGAATCCGCGTAGTCCGGACACAAATCACCTGGGCATGGAGCCAACTTGGGCTATTCAGCCCATAGAAAGTCGAGCTGCTCGACTGAGCACAGCATTCAGCTGGTACAATTATTTCTACGGTAAAAAAGAAGCCAAATTGATGATTGTGGATTGGCTGGAACGCCATGACCGCAAAGATCATGCACGAAAAATACGCAGTGTGCCCGACAGCCAAATTCGACTGACCACAGGTTGGTTGTGTCGTATGAGCACAATGGGCTTGGAATTGAACGAGCATGAATTGATTAAATTGGAAAATTTGATCCGTGACTTGTTGGCAGTAACTGAAACAGAAACAGAAGAAACTGAAGCAGACCCAGACGCTCCTGTGGTAGCAAAAATCACAATTCAAGATCGGTTGCGTGAGAAAATGAGCGAAGCCGCAGGTGATATTGATGGATTGTTTGATGATTTTATTGCGGCTAATGCCAAAGTAAACATGCAATGGCAACCAATTGCAGTATTGCGTGGTCAAAATGTAGCTCCTCAAATGGTCAGTAACATTGCAACAATTTGGAAACGCAAATTAGCTGAATTTGAATCGGTGTTGGAGGGCAAAGACTCTCAACTGGTTGAGGGTTACAGCCACATTGGCAAATTGCAAATGAAGCAATTGATAAAATTTGCCGAGCAAGTGATTACAGACTGCTCAAATTATGTGCAAATCAAGAAAGTTGAACGCAAGCCACGTGCCAAGAAAGCAGTGAGCCCAGAAAAACTCACAGCAAAGTTCAAGTATCTCAAGACATTCCCAGAGCTCAAACTGGTGTCAGAGCCTGCTGTAAAACTGGTAGATGCTACAGAAGCTTGGCTGTATGACACTGCAAAGCGCAAACT